CCGCCGCTGCACGCCGGCCAGCGCCAGCGGCAGCACGGCGGCCATGGGCCAGGTGCCGAAGACCGTCCCGGCGAAATGAAACTGGTACGGCGCCAGCTTGTGGGCGTCGTAGTAGCCGCCGGCGGCGCCGTAGTTGACGGGCAGGTAGCCGGTGACCGGCTCTGCGTTGGCGCTGATGCCGCGCGGCCAGCGCTGGTCGACGACCTGATCCTCGATCAGTACATGCACGCCGGCGGCGCCGGCCTCGCGCAGGATCAGCGAGAGCGGGTAGAGCACCTCATCCAACACACCCTCGGCCTGCGCCGTGGCGCAGAGTGCGCCGAACTCGCTGATTACCACCACCACGCGCTGCGGCGGCTGCTCCAGTGCGGCGATGTTGGGCGCGCCGTGCTGTCCCAGCAGCGCATCGCGCTCCTGATAGAGCTTGCACAGGCGCACGACGGCCTGGGCGAAGTGGCGCGGGTCGCGCGTGTCCACCAGGTCGGCGCGGCCTTCGAAGGCGGCCCAGTCTTTAAAGCGGCGACGGTCCAGCACGATGAGGCGGGCGCCCGTGCGCACCGCGCCGGCGGCCAGGGTCTGGATCAGGTTGGTCTTGCCGCTACCCTGACTCTTGCCGTGCACGCGCAGATGTGGCGCCTGCAGCATATCCCACTGGACGATCTCGCCGTCGTCCGTGCCGGCGCCCATGGCCAGCCGGGTGCGAGTGTTGGCGTCGAACGCCTCCTCGGGCGTGTAGATGCGCACGGGCGGCGCCGGCAGCGCAGGCAGCGCGGCGCAGCGCGGCGGGCGCCGGCTGGGGCATAGCCGGCTGATGGCGCGGCCCGTCAATGAGTTTGGCGGCGGCGGCGGTGATGCGGTCGCCGCGGTGCTGGCTACCCCATTCGCTGCTGCGGCTTTCGTCGCCCTGAAACATGGCCTGAGCGGTTCTCGTTCTCTCGACCATGGCCCGGATGGTGGCCTGCACCTGCCAGCCGGCGGCGGGTTCGTACTCGAAGGCGGCGCCGGTGGCGCGGTCGAGTACGAGGACCGGCCCCACCATTGCGTTGGGGTCGATAATCGCCACGCCGTTGTTCTTCGTTTTCACTCGCTGCAGCGGGTAATGGCCATCCTGCTGGCGCAAACTCTTGATTTGATGCTTGCGCACGATGATCCACGCGGCGATGCCGCCGCCGACAACGATGGCGACGATGGCCGTGATGAAGAGTGTCCAGGCGGCCACGGTCAGAAACGTGCCGACGAAGGCGAGGGTCGCGTCGACGGTATCCGGCCGCATCATGGCGGCGGAGACGATCAGCGCTGTGAGAAATGCCCAGAATCCGATCCAGAACCATTTCATCGAGA